CTTAGCGTTGTTATTGATTACAAGACATTCATAATTTTCTGTTGTCTGGTCCATTACTGCACTGAATGATTCTAATGTTGGAAACATAGATGCATAGTTCTCCCATATGCGCTTTCGGTTTGTCATGTAAGGTTCGCGAAGGATAAAAACATAATCTATGTTTGTACGCAAGTTTGGCGGAATACCCAAAGGATATTGCATCGTAATAATCAACATAATTTTCCAATGCCTTCCATTCATAAATAATAATCGCATCAACTTATCACGGGTCCACGATTGATCGTATAAACAATCATCAAGAATCGCAAAAGCACGCGGATCTATTTTCGTTTTCCCATATGTATCCGTTTCCTTTTTCACTTGTTTGAGAACCGCCTTCTGTCGTCGCAATATATTCTCTATTAATACCGAACTATATTCCTCATGGATGAATAATTTTGGCACGTGTTGACCGTAAAAACCATTACCGGCTTCTGTTCCCGATATTACTGTACCAATAGGTATGTCTTGATGATAATACAATAAATCACGAACTAAAAAGGATTTACCAGTATCACGTCTACCAATTAATACTATTACAGGGCCTTTATTTTCATCAGGCTTGAATGTTATATGTCGCATGTCAAATTTTTTTAATTCTAAAGTCATTTTACTATACTATATTAATATTATCTAAATGATTTACTAACGCACTTATTATATAAGTTTGATCTCTGTAAATATTAAATTAGAATACATTATTATAGGTTTAGCTAAAATATGGAAATCAAGATGATCGAACATACCCCAAATTTAGAATCTTGGGACTGCGATGAATTAGATTATTTTCCATATGATATTTCAAATATTACTTTTTATAATCCGATTTATAACTATTTTGATGTATTGGATCTTTCTTCCACCAATTTACAATTTAATCATACATATCATATTTATGATAATAAACAAGTGATTGATAATAATGGAAATACAAGGCAAAAAAACATCTTCTTCAAATATGCACCTCTTTTAGACCCGTGTCATTATATGATGGGGAAATATAAATATGATAAACATATTACAAATATTGTCAAACAATGTGAAAGTCAAGAGTATCATGAGAAATTGAGATCTATCCATAATGCTTCATATGTTGATAATTTCACTTGTGCTTTAATTAATCTTTTATATGAAAAATACAATTTCAAACACGGGGTTGAATATTTTGGTTCTATTGTTGGTATTCAAAAAAAGTTTAGAATGAATATAGCTGATGATATTGAATTCTTACAAGAACAGGATTTCTTTCAAGAACATATTGGAAAACTATTTCATACCAATATTTTCTCAAAAGGACTTTTACAAAATGAAGCAAAACAATATACATTAAAGCATAAAAAAGCATTGTCATTTAGTGACGATATTTCGTTTAACGATTTCACTGATATGACATTTAGTCCTGTTTCATTTGATGCTTTACCTTGTGAAAGTGATGATAAAATAACATCACTACCTGAGCCTGAATTACTTGAATTATCGATTGATAACTTGGAAGAACACACAAATATTCATAGTAACAACGACAGCGATGATAGTGATATAAGTGATACTGAGAGCAATACAAGTGATTCAGATAGTAATTCATCCAGTAGTGTTTCCGATGAAGAAGAGAAATCCAGACATTCATACACTTCATCGATCAGCGAAATAGATTACGACAGTAGTGTTGACGAAGAACCATTATATGCATATATTGATAATTTCCCGGTCATTATGATTGGGCTATCTAAATGTGAAAATACATTTGATAATCTTTTGAATGATAGCAAAGAATTGGATATAGAGCATTATCTATCTGCTTTATTTCAAATTATTATGATTCTTCTTACACTTCAAAAGGCATTCAAATTTACACATAATGATTTACATACAAATAATATTATGTATGAAACTACCGACATTCCATACATTTATTATGTGTTTAATAACATTCAATATAAAGTTCCCACGTATGGAAAAATATTCAAACTCATCGACTTTGGACGCGCAATCGTGACATTCAACAATAACGTATATTGTAGTGATAGTTTTAAGAAGGACGGAGATGCCAATTCACAATATAACTTTGGACCGTTTTATGAGCCATCAAAAAAACGCATTGATCCCAATTATAGTTTTGATCTATGTCGGTTAGGTTGTTCTATATATGATTTTATTATTGACGATGAAGCGACTATAAGCGATTTCGATGACTTCCAAAAAATCATTTATGAATGGTGTTGTGATGATAATGGTAAGAATATTCTATATAAAAAAAATGGCGATGAAAGATATCCGAATTTCAAATTATATAAAATGATTGCTCGTATCGTCCATCATCATACACCAGAAAAGCAATTAGAACGCGATGTATTCAAGAAATATCAAACCATCGAATGTTTAGATGAAACCCATTGTGTCATAAATATTGATGATATTCCTTCATTCGCGTAGATATAACATGTAATTTTATACTATTGCATGTTATGTAATTTTATCTAATTGAGATATTTCTCAATAAATTCTTCGGGTGTAAATATTGACACTCCTAATTCTTCGGCTTTTTTCGTCTTGTTTGAGACATCATCCTTGGATTTTACAATTAAAGCAAATGTATTCTTATCTACTTTATTTTCCAAAGTTGAACCATATAATGCCAATTTATCAATTATTTCTTTATCGCGAACCTTTGTCATTACTACCTTTTTCATATACAACGGATGGTCTTTATTTTCCTCATTTACACTGTCTTCCACTTTTTCTTCTGGTTTTTCGCCGTATTTATAGGTTAACTTACATTGATCCATGAATTCTAAAAATACTGGCATATTTTCTACAAATGATTTTGCGTTTTCCTTGCCAATACCATTTACTGTCATTAACATTTTTATCTTTTCATCGTTTGATTCGTTTGATTCTAATATTGTGGGATATGCTTCCATAATGGGTCTGATTTTACGTTCTCCAATTCCACGACCAAATTTATTAGAAGCAGCCATTATCTTTATAAGAGACGCATCTTTGACTTTTGAAGATATACTTTCATATACCTTTTTCGCCATCTTTTCCTTGAACCCTTCTACATTCAAGAAATCTTTTTCATCCATATCTAATATTTTGCATATGCTATTATATCCCGCCTTCATAATGCGTTTCACATTACCTTGTGATAAACCATCCACTTCTAACGATGTGAAAAACGAAGTGATGTTCTTTTCCAATACATTTACATCGTCGTCTTTATTTGCCAATATAATATCTACGTGTGTATCCGTCCACGTATAAGGAACATCGGGCATTTTGGTTTTTTCGGCGGGCGTTGTCACACTCTTAATATGAGGAATGACATCACCACTACGGACAATTTGTATAATTGCACCAACGCCTATTTTATTTTCTTCTATGAAATTTCCATTAAAACCCGTGGCATATTCTATCTTTACACCACCTACATTTACAGGTTCAATTCTTACGCGGGGTTTCAAATATCCGCTTTTACTTGCGTTCCATAATACATCCACTACCTTTGCTTCTACTACTTGGTCGGACAATACCATTTTAAACGCAAACGAATGGTCGGGATTTTTATTTGTGCGTTTATATATGTTGTCGTCGCTTACTATAATGCCGTCAATGATATATTCATAATTCGTTCGCCAATCAACAAGTATATCCGATAGCATATTATTTGATAATGTAGATGTGTCTTCATTTTTTACTACATTAAATCCCATTTCATTCATCGTTTTCATTTGTAGGCTTGGTTTCAATTCGGGTTCAATCATTTCATAACTAATAAAATCCACATCTTTGGCCTTTTTATCAATCTTTTTGCTATTTACAATACCCGCGACGAGATTGCGGGCATTTGAGAATTGCTTGCTATATTTATCATCAAATGTTTTCCTAGAAATAATGAATTCGCCACGAACAATAACATCTTTGATATCCGGGATACCGTTTACAAATTTCAATAAATGTGATACATCTTGTCCTACTGAACCATTACCGCGTGTATATAGCTTTCGCTCTCCATCCTTACTATAATATAAACCACTTACACCATCTAACTTACACGACAATACATATGGACCTTTATATTTTTCAACCCACGTTTCCAAAGCGTTTGTAGTCGGCTTGATTTTATCCATAGACGGCATATTTACAGGTAGTTCAACTTTGTTTTTCTCGAATTCGGCACCTACTTCATCTAATATAGATGAATCACTGTATTTTTGTTCGATATATTCTTTCACTATATCATACTCATTATCTGATAATGTAGGTTCTCCTTTTTGTTCTAGATAAGAATGGAATTGCTTGTTTGCAACAAGAATGATTTGTTCTAATTCCTTCTTACTTAATGATTCTAATAATGACATTCCCTTTGTTTTAAAGTCTTCCATTATTTTTACAACA